ACCTACATATATTCCAAGTATCCGAATCCTTTCACAAAAAGGTTATGCAATTCTTAAAGAAGACAATCCAGAATGGATTAAATATTTTATAAATTTCTTAACTGTTAGTCCAAAAATCAATCCAAATGCACCAGGAGCAGGAAATGTAATTTCATTTGCGGTCTATCGTGAAAATTCAAAGAAGTTCTATATTCCGCGTGCGCTAGGTTTTGAATTATTTGGCGAACCAACTGAAAATAATTTACATGAAGGTATTGATTGCAATGAGCGTCTAAAATTTAAAGGAAATTTGCGAGCAGAACAAATGACTCCAGTTAATGCATTTCTTGCTGCCGCGCAAGATCCATGCAAACGTGGTGGAATTATATCTCTTCAATGTGGTGGTGGAAAAACGGTATGTGCGCTTCATATATTGTGTGCGCTACGTAAAAAAACACTCATTATCTGTCACAAAGAATTTCTCTTGAATCAATGGAAAGAACGAATTGCTCAATTTATACCTACAGCACGAATTGGTTTAATTAAAGCACAAAAATTGGTTACAGTAGATTGTGATATTGTATTGGCAAGCTTGCAAAGTCTCTCAATGAAAGAATACGACCCCAAGATCTTTCAAGAATTCGGCTTTGTATGCGTTGATGAAGCCCACCATATTGGTGCAGAAGTTTTCGTACAAGCTCTACCAAAGGTAACTTCTCCTATATTCTTAGGACTTTCTGCAACACTTGATCGTAAAGATGGTTTACGTAAGGTATTTGAGTGGTTTCTTGGAAAAGTTGTAAATGAAATTACTCTACGAACAGATAAAGAGCTTCTTGTAAAAATGATTAAATATTATGATACTGACAGTGAATACGGTGTAATACGATCATTGTGGAATGGAAAGCCAAATAGTGCTGCAATGATTAGTGATATATGTGCGTATGAACCACGAATCACTCGAATTATTGAAGAATATACAACACTTATTAAGAAAGAACCAGAACGAAAAACACTTGTTCTAAGTGGTCGCCGAGAACACTTAAATATGCTTGAGAATGCTTTCATTGATGCAGGATATACAAGCATTGGGTTTTACGTTGGTGGTATGAAAGAAGCTGATCTTAAAAAAAGTGAAAGCAGAGATATTATTCTTGCGACATATTCGATGGCTGCAGAAGGTATGGATATTCCAGTATTAAATACACTTATTCTTGCATCACCGATTGGTGATATTGAACAATCTGTGGGAAGAATTCAGCGTCAAAAACCTCATGAACGTAAATATGTCCCATATATTATTGATATGTGGGATCAGTATGCTTCGTTTCAAATGCAAGGCTTACGTCACATAAAATTCTATAAGGAAAACGGTTATTCATTTGTTGGCACGAATGATACAGAAAAATATAAAGGTTTCGATTTTATTGATGATGACTAATTAAGATGAAAATCCAGGAGATTGTTGTGTAACTGAACGGCGCGAATATTTTATACCAAAAAACATGAAAAACACGAATGATATTAAGCCCATTGTTATTGTACTACCCATATACAACTGAAATATGAATGGACTTAAATATGCACGATTATTTAAAATAAATAAGACTACTTCAATGGTAAATACTATAACCAATAAAGAATAAATAGTTATAAAAAGTGCTGTACCCGATTGATATGCCCACATGAAAAGAATTGCAAATAATCCAGCACCAACCATAAGTGCAATACCTACAAGCACTGTTTCAGTCAAATTGGTAGTTTGTGCTGCATCAATGAATGATTCACGAACTGATTGCGGATTTTTTAGAATAGGTATAAATTCACTAAATTCGCTCATCAAACTCTATATAAATCAAAAGATTTCTTTTCAGAATGTAGTAATAGAGACCTATCAAAATGCCTAGAAAAGCTGCATCTCGCCTTAAAGTTAAAATGGCGGGTGGAGCTTTTTCAGATGATACAACAACTGTGTTAATTATTATATTATTCATGTTAACCGGTGTATTATTTGCATGGCTTATGTATAAACATATTCATTCAAAGAAACCTGTTCTGCAAAGAACTCAACGTAGAAATATATTTACTACAGTGGAGGAAGAACCTCATGTTATTGAACAACCAATGCAACCAATGCAATCAATGCAACCAATGCAACCAACACAAGTTATAAAAATAATTACAGATTCGCGAGAAGATCGCGCACCAATTTATCCAAAACATAATCCAGTATATCCTTTACAAAGAACTCCCGCGGAATATCAACAAGTTGGCGTTCTAGTTTCACAAGACAGTGCAGAAGAGAAACCAATTATTATGCCGTTATTTGGTCGTAAAATGTATTCAAGAGATCGCTGGGAATATTATACTGCATCTGATGAATATCATATGTGGAGAATTCCAGTGAGTATAAATAACCGTGACTGTCAAGATGATGTTGGTTGTGATGAAATATATAATGGAGCTAATGTGACTGTTCCAGATTATGCAAATAAAGTTTTTGTTGCAAGAATTTATAAATATAGAGCACCTAATGTATTTGCAGAGCCATATTAGATTAAATATTGAGTTTTAAGAGAAGTACATATAGAATTACTGCAAGAAGAAGCGTGCGAATTAATCTATCATGTTGATGCATATTTGATAGATATGGTATTTTTTCATATATTACACCTGTTTCAAATGGGTAGAATATAAATGCTGCAATAATTGCAGCAAGAATTGCTCGTTGTGCATGTGAAGTATTTACCCAAGAAGCATATTGATTTCCAAAAAATCCTAAAGATTGTGGATATTGTACTGGATATTGTTGTTGAAAAACATGTTGTACTTGCTGAGGAGGAGGCTGCCGAATTTGTTGTTGTTGGGGTGCTTGTGGTTGCATATATTGTTGAGGGGGTGCTTGTGGTTGTATATATTGCTGCGGGGGTTGTTGTGGGCGCTGTTGTGGGCGCTGTTGTTGCACTTCACGTTCCATTTCATTAATAACATCAGCAATTACTGGATCTTCAAGCTGAGTAATATTCTGGTTAATTACATCATTTGAAACATTTCCGGGTAATTGGGTTACTGGTGTACTCATTGTCGCCATTATGATCTATAAGCGCTTGTAAAAATAATAAAGATACATATTACGCACTTGTTAATTTATTATATGTTGTGCAGATGGTGATGAATTACATGACACCATTTTTGGTGTATATGTATAACATTCATCTTGAATTTGAAAAACTTTATCTTTTACATCATTAAGTGGTGGTGCAGTGATAATAACACAATGATCACCTTTACATACACGTGAAAAGATAAATGCAAGTCCAATACCAAATAATGCAGATACAATCATATTTCCTTCATTTGTACGAAAAAGACGATGAGAAACTCTTTCTAAAGAAGACATGTATCCTATCTAATAAATCATTATATTTATACTACGGGTTGAGGAACTATTATTGATGTATCTGTGGGACATTCAACTTTCTTTGCTTCATAAATATAACAATTATCATCATTGTGATATACTAAGTTTTTCGAGTTAAATGGTGTGGGATATTTAATAATTGCTTTGCGTTCTGGACCGACGATATATACATAAAGAAAAGCGATCGCAAATGCAATCAAGAAAATTGGAAAATGAAATTTAAATGGAGTCATACACTACTAATTAGGAAGAAGAATAGATTGTATAGATTGGATCTTGTGGTTTTGTAATTATTTCTGGCTTTGGAAATTGTAAATATTCTATAACATGAGCAGTGTCCCGTGAACGTTTCCATTCATTACGAAGATATAAAGAATCAGTTTTATATAAGTCATATGCTGTTTCTTTTTCTTTACGAGGTATGTGATGATTAGTCATATAATCTTCAATTAGTTTTTGTTTGTATTCTTTTTGTTCAGTGGTATATTGTTTAAGTTCCTCTAATGCAAATGTTACTGCATGATCTGTAGTTTTACTACTGTTTGCAGTATGATTTAAGAATGTATTTGTACATTTTTTAAGTATAGAATATGCGGATGATAATGAAGATTCCATTATTAAACAAAAAGGAAATTAAATAAATATAAAAAACACGGTAATTATTGAGGTATTCTTTCAGGGATTTTAATAGGTTGTTGAAGACCAGGCCAAGGTTGTATTGTTTCAAATAAACTTGCGAATTGTTTAGATACACTATTCTGGGTATCCGGAGATAGTTGTTCATCATATATGCTTCTTGGAACATATTTGATTTGAACTTCTGGAGCAGGACAATGATCAACTTGACTATAATATCCCTGGACAACCAAGAACATTCCAATAAATAACAATAATACCGCTATTGATTTCATTCAATCTCTATATTTTATAAAGATTACTTATCAAGTATTACATACTCGCAGGAGCGGGGGCATCCACTGGAGATGGGGTATCCACGCCTGCAGAGGTGACATCTGCAGTAGAAATAGTAGGAAGTGATGCATCAATTACAGTTTCAGAATCGGTAACAGTTGGCTTAGCAGTTTCCTTAGCAGCTTCTTCAGCAGCCTTAACTTCTGCTTCAACTTGTTTCTTCTTTTCTGTTACTTCACGAGTAGCGGAATCAAGCTTCTCTTGCTTACGTTGTTCATACATTTCATCCTTAGATTGTTGATTTTCTTTGTATTTCTTCATCAGTGTATTCAGAGTTGATTCAGAATACTCTTGGTCTTGAAGATCCTCTGGGTTGGGTGACCATGGGCACCAGCAACCAACTTGAGCAACATAAATATCAAACTTGTCACCCATACGCTTCAGAACTTCGGAACGAGTTTGAGCTTCTTTGAGAGTATCGAAAACCCCGCGAACTTTAATTCCACGCATAGATGTTTTAAAGTCATTCATCTTCAAGAATTCGCCATCAAGTGTATAGGCGTTGAGACCCTTGTAAAACTTGTATTGTTCTTGAAGTTCTTTTGCATCAAACATGTGAGAGTTATTTTCCTTAACGACATCAATGAGTTGAGCATCATCTGGATATTTTTGTTTCAAATTATCGAAAAGCAGTGCAGTTTGAGATGCAAAGCTTTCAATAAACTTGGAGAAGAAATAGACTTCTTTGTCGATCAGAACATCTTCGGGGGAAATAAATGAGAGGCATACATAGTTTTGTCCGCGGAGGGGTTTGTCTTCATCGAGGTAATCGATTTCTTTGGTAGAAACAAGAGAAGAATCCATTTGATAGTATAATAAATAGCGCAACTTCTCTTAAATACTTTTCATGCACATCTTTTTTTCTTTAGTAATTGTATAAAGACCCATATGGCTTATTCATTTGACCTGCAAGAAGTTGTCACCCGTTTCATTAAATATATCGTAGAAGGTTTAGCCGTTGCCCTGGTTGCATACCTTCTGCCCAGTAACAAGCTGCCCACCGAAGAAATCATGCTCCTCGGCCTGAGTGCCGCAGCAATCTTCAGCATTCTGGATCTGCTCGCACCATCCATCTCCAGCACTGTCCGTGGCGGCGTCGGTTACGGCCTGGGTTTCCGCCTCGCAGGATTCCCAGCGTAAATTACAAAAACAACTTTGTTTTATTTTTATGAATTTTTATTTAACCAATAATTCTATCACGAACAACAATTCGAAGAGTTATACTTGTTTGTAGAGTTGGAGTTGGAGCGGATGCTGGATCGTTTGCACCGGCAGTTCCGCAAAATTGGAAGATTGCACCAGTATTTGTTCGGAATTCAAATGTAAGTTTATCAATACGTTTTCCTTCAGTTGTAAAAACAACTTTTGTAATTTCAGGATCATTATATAATGTTTGCACGAAATTGCCCAGAATATTACCAGGGAGTAATTTCGCAATTTGTTCAAACCATTTCACAAGTTGTTCAAACCATTCCTCATCATGAATAGGAGTAGTTGAAGGGACGATATCAGTTTTCAATATTGATGCCTCTTCATCGTGATTAATTTTATATAATATATAACCACTTTCATTATAATTCCGCTTACGTGTAAGATGCGGCCCAACTACATCTCCGTTATCTAAAATTCGCGTAACCCCACATTTTTAATATAATCAATGATCTTATAAACAAATGGATTAACATCTGGATACACATAGACTTGTGTATATAGGGGTATATAATCATGACCCTCAGTATATGAATATGAATAATATTGCATGTCATTGTCTTCAACCTTAAAGATTTCAATAATCACCATACTTGAACTTGTAAGAATGCCAGCATAAATTTCAACCAATTTCACATTAATTTGCGTCATATTTGCCCGAATGATACTTTATATGCGCATATCAATTTTCTTATAAAAATGACTATTAATTTAACAAATTTTATTTAGATTTTCTAAAAATATATCCATTGCATATTTTACTATGTGTAATTGCTGCACTTAATTTAGGAATACCAATACCTAATATTGCAGAAGTTTCTGTAAGAGACTCATATATGCGCACAATTTCACCTGTTTCTGGATTAATTTGATGTACTTTTTTACGATTGCCAATATTAATTCGCTTACCAATTGCTTCTGTTTTTCCACCAATTAATGCTACTCCATAAAATCCAAATCTGATTCTATCACCATCATGAATAAGTGCTCCAAAGAAATGTTTTTGAAAATAAGCGTTTATAGATCGTTTATCTTTTAATTGTAATTTATTATATGATTGATTTAGCCCTTCTTTATATTCCATCCAAGCTGCAAAAATAGATTTTGACGATACACGACCAGTTACAATTGCTTTAAAATTATCACGAATAAATCTTTCAATTTCTGATGGATTTTCTGATAATTGAATTGGATCAACTGGAATAATAGAAATACCAATAAATGCGTGTGCATTACATTTACTTGCTTCATCGTAAACATAGCCTTTTTTAAAACCGCAATTATATAAATAAGCACTTAATTGTTCTTTAAAATCGGCTTTCGTTGCTCTTGCCCATAGTCTATATTTTGAATTAATTTCAATCCAGGAAGTTTTTACATCTTTATCTTCAATGACACAACATTCTTCAATAAATTTATCAAAATTAAGTGGATCATTTGAAGTTTGTAGTTCTTCAGTATTTTCTTCTTCATTCTCAGTGTTTGTATCATTTTCATTTACTTGTTCTGATGAATCATCTTTGTTTTCAGTGTCTTCGTTTTTCATAAAATCATCAATTGTAAATGGTAAGCTTTCACCATCTAATGTAAGTTGAAGATCTTCAATAATTGTACGTATTTTTTCAAAATCAACATGAAACCAATCATGACGTTCATTATGAATATATTCACGTAATTTATGATGAGCTGCTTTTTCTAATACAGTTTTACTTTTGCATTGTTTTGTATATATAATTCTACAATTATTTTTTGAAGAACTGTGAGTATAATAAGCATGTTCGCGTGCATTTAAATTTTCGGTTGAACCAACTTTATAAACATTTTCTTTAGTAAAATCTTTTACAATATATACGTGATCGCCCAAAGTATATTTACGATGTGGGCGTTTATTTTCAAGAAGTTTTATTTTATCATTGGCAGTCTTTAACTGGCTTTGAGTTTCTGTAAGAATTTCATTTAAATGTTTGAATAAAATATTTTCCATTTTAACGTAATATTTACGAATACGATGAGCATTCTCAGTATTTGCTTTCATGCAAAAATCTTTGAATGCATTTGGTGTCATCATAATGACATCTTTATTACCATGTTGTTGTACTGTAGTATTTTTCTGCTCCGAACGGAGCAGAATTTTATAATCTTCATTTTCAGTACAATATTTATCAATAATTCGTTTTGCATTACTTTTACGTGTAAAGCCAATCATTGGCACTATTTTTTCAAAATCAATGACATAGTCTTTGTCTTGATCATAATTCAAATAACTTCTAAAATTATTTAGAAATATTTTTTGTTCTTCTGTGGAAAATTCAGCGGATAATTTCTCATAAATGTCCATTTTGTCGCTCTTAATACTTAATATCGTTATTTCCTTAAGTAGTTTTAAAGGGATGGCGCAAATGGCCAGTTTAAATCTTCACATATATTTTTAAAAATTTGATCTTGTACCCACAGCTTCTCACGTGACTTTAATAAAGGAAAGAAACGTAAATACTCATGTTTGTTCAAAATTTGAAAAAATTTATAGAGTACATACGAATATGATAAGAAATTTTTGCGTTCTTTAGGACAATGTTTCAAGAATGGACCCTGTATTTCCTTGAACATGCTGCATAATTTATCTTCAAGCTCAGGTGAGAAGTGAGGTGTAGGCACCCCATTAATACGATTAATTATATAATGGATATGCTCGTAAAATTTATTAATTCTGAGACGCTTCATGATCTCACGCATTTTATTATATGTAATTTTTCGAGTATCTTGTATTTTCTCTTTTTTGATTTCTTTGAGGATGTTTTCAAAAATTTCCTCAGGAATATCTGTGCTCTCTTTACCTTGTACTTGACTACACCATTCACGAAAATGATTAATTCGCTTGTAGCTATAGTGAGAAGCTTCTTTATTTGCTTGTCGAATAAGTGGTCGATTTTGTTCAATAAGTAATAATTCTTGATATCCGCAATCAGAACAAACCATTGCACCATCTTGATGAATACATGTAAGTTGTAATTGACATCGTGGACATGCTCCAAGTGCATCATGATTTTTTGCTTTCACATGAGTTAAATCTATTTGTGCTAAATATTCATCTACAAGACTCGCCTTATCTATTATTTTTGCAGGTGCCGCTGCCAAAAGATTAGATTCAGATGCTGAACGACTAATTTCTGGAGGAGGTGAAACATGTGGGGCGCTTCCAAGCCGCAGAGCGTCAAGAATTGTTAAAGATGCCGGAGGGGCAACTTTCTTTCGTCCTTTTGTAGCGGTTGGTCTTTGTTGTTGCATAACAGTGGATACATCTTGTAATGTATGACTTTGATGATTCTGCTGTTCAATAAGATCATAGTATTGGAAAAGTATATTCCCAGTATTTTCAAAATAATCAATTTCATCATCAGCAGATTCAATCTTTTTCATTGTATTTTCAAGGTTTGTTTTTAATTCCCGAAGAAAAACATTGCTTGACCAAAGAATATTATATTCATCACATTCTGTATTATCTGCAATTTTAAAAGTTCGTATATTTTCTTCAAGCGATTGAAGATCATTGAGTATATTCTTATGTTTCACTTTGAGATTCTTAATATTATCCTGGTTTTCTTGAAGTCCAGTAATCATAGAATGATGACGTGCATCGAGTGTAGAGATATCTTTCGCAGTATCGTGAGTTGCGATTCGTTTTTTTGAAGTTTTTTCCTTAAACATATACTATTAATCATTTGACATATGAAAACTCTTAAATAAGGATTAAATAATGCGTAAATTTGCGTTTTTATCTTGCCAAAAAAAGACGAAAATATTTTTTCTCCGTATAATATACAAACAATCAACTATGGGAGGAGGTCTTCTTCAACTCGTTGCCTACGGCGCACAAGATATCTACCTGACTGGCAACCCCCAAATCACCTTCTTCAAGGTGGTGTACCGCCGCCACACCAACTTCTCTATGGAAGCCATTGAGAATGTGTTCAACGGTACCCCAGGCTTCGGCAAGCGCGTAACTGCCCAAATCAGCCGCAACGGCGATCTGATCCACCGCATGTACGTTCAACTCCAACTGCCAGGCCTGCTCGCAGGCTCCAAGTGGGTAGATTACGTTGGCCAACGTGTGCTGCTCGATGTCGAAATCGAAATCGGCGGCCAACGCATTGACAAGCACTACTCATACTGGCTGTACATCTGGAATGAACTGTCCCTCCCAGTTGGCAAGGCACCATCCTACCGCAAGATGGTTGGCGCTCAACCCAACTACGGTTCTTTCACCGCATCTACCCTTGCAGGATACTTCGGTGCTACCGCAACTGGACCTTTAGCACAGATGAACGCAGGTCTTAACATTGAAGGCCAAAACTTACTGTTCGGCTACTCTAATCTGAGCGGCAACAACGTTTCTGGCATCAGCTCTAATAACGCTGCAGTATCTAACATGTTCGTTCCCCTGGAATTCTGGTTCAACCGTAATGTTGGTCTGGCACTGCCCCTGATTGCTCTGCAATACCACGAAGTAAAGATTAACATTGACTTCGAACAACTGGCTAACTGCCTGATGTACAACGGTAGCGGTGGCAACGGTACTGGTGCATCCACCACCGCATCCGTTGCATCTGATCTGTACAAGGCATCCCTGTGGGTCGATTACATCTACCTGGACACTGATGAACGCCGCCGCTTCGCTCAACTCAGCCACGAGTACCTGATCGAACAACTCCAATGGACCGGCGATGAATCCATCACTTTCAGCACCACCGCAACCACTCAATACCGCTACAAGATGAACTTCAACCACCCAACCAAGGAAATCGTCTGGGTGTTCCAACGTGATGCAGCAGTTGGTCTTAACAACTCTAACAACTGGATTAACTTCGCAGCTGAAGGTCCTAACGCACCAGTGCCCGATGCATACACCTACAACTGGGGTAACCTCAACACCGTTGATGAATCCCAAGGTACCAACATTCAACTCAACGGCCAAGATCGCTTCTACGCACGCGAGGGTTCATACTTCAGCCTGGTTCAACCATACCAACATCACGAAAACACCGGTGGCAACCCCGGCATTAACGTGTATTCTTTCGCACTGAAGCCCGAGGAACATCAACCATCCGGTACCCTCAACTTCTCCCGCATTGACACTGCCTACCTGAACCTGAAACTGGCACCCATGTATGCTGGCAACGGAACCAACGCTGCAGGCGGCGCAGCATCTTTCGCAGGATCCAACGTCGTCACTGGCAAGATCAAGGTGTTCGCAGTCAATTACAACGTACTCCGCATCATGTCTGGTATGGGTGGTCTGGCTTACAGCAACTGATCTAAATATTTGTTTTCAAATCATATGCAAAACCTACTTAAAGATAAATCGTTTTTATATAATAAAACTATTCAAATAGTTTATTGAATCTCATGTCAGATGTTCCTCAAAAACAACGCTGTTCTAACTGTAAATGTTGGAGAGAATTACCAGATTTTATTGGTGTTAAAGGCCCTGTAAAAAGATGTATAAAATGTCGTGAAAAAGATACCAAACAAAAACAAAAACCAGAAGTTCGTGAAGTACGAAATGAACGCCAGCGTGAAAAACAATATTATAAAGATTATCGTGAGAAAAAACGTGAAGAAGATGAACAAGAATACTTGAAACATAATGCAGAAATGGCAAAAATATGGCGTAATAACAATAAAGAAACAGTAGCAGCTTTTAAAACTAAAAATTTTAGGGCTCGTTTTAATGCAATTAAATCACAAGCAAATAAAAAATTAATTACATGGAATGAATCAATGACTGATGAACATTGTAAAAAATTAATGACATCTCCGTGTTTTTATTGTAATTTTATATCTGAAAAAACTCTAAATGGCATTGATCGTATGAATAGTGCATCATTTTATACATTTGAAAATTGTGTATCATGTTGCCAACAATGTAATTATATGAAAACATCATTAGATGTAAATACATTTATTAAACGTTGTAAACATATATCAAAATTTCACAATGATATAGGTATATTAAATCAAACTATTTGGAATAATTGTAAATCAGTATCTTTTAATACCTATAAATCTCGAGCAATTAAAAAAGAGCTGGAATTTTCATTAAATATTGATGAATTTAATGAAATTATTAAAAATAACTGTTATTATTGTGGTAAAGAAAATACTTTGCTTCATAAAAATGGAATCGATCGTAAAAATAATATAATAGGGTATACTAATGAAAACTCAGTTGCATGTTGTAGTGAATGTAATTGTATGAAAGGCATGTTAGATGATAATACTTTTGTTGAACAGTGCAAAAAAATATGTAAATTTAAAGAGACTACCGAAGAAGTGTTAAATATTCCACAGTGTTTAAAGGTAATTTCTCGACGTATCAAATAAATTTTAATTATACAATTGAAGTTATTTATAATAGATAATTTTCTCTACATAGTATATAAATACTCTACTATGGGAGGAGGTCTTCTTCAACTCGTTGCCTACGGTGCTCAAGATATCTACCTGACTGGCAACCCCCAAATCACCTTCTTCAAGGTGGTGTACCGCCGCCACACCAACTTTTCTATGGAAGCCATTGAGAATGTCTTCAACGGTACCCCAGGCTTCGGCAAGCGTGTAACTGCCCAAATAAGCCGCAACGGCGATCTGATTCACCGCATGTATGTCCAACTCGAACTCCCAGATACCATTAACGGATCTCAATGGGTAGATTATGTTGGTCAACGTGTGCTGCTCGATGTCGAAATAGAAATCGGCGGTCAACGCATTGACAAACACTACTCATACTGGCTGTACATCTGGAATGAACTGTCCCTTCCAGTTGGCAAACAACCCGCATACAAGAAGATGGTTGGCGCACAACCCAACTACGGTTCTTTCACTTCATCTACTCTTGCAGGCTACTTTGGTGCTACCGCAACTGGACCCTTAGCACAGATGAATCAAGGCACTAACGTGTTTGGCCAAAACTTAGTATGGGGCTACTCTAACCTTATAGGTAACAACGTTTCTGGTATCAGCTCTGGTAACGGCCAAGCTGTAAATAATCTCTTCATTCCCCTGGAATTCTGGTTCAACCGTAATGTTGGTCTGGCACTGCCCCTGATTGCTCTGCAATACCATGAAGTCAAGATCAACATTGACTTCGAACAACTCGGTAACTGCCTGATGTACAACGGAAACGGTGGCAACGGCAACGGTGCATCTACCACCGTATCCGTTGCATCCGATCTGTACAGTGCATCTCTGTGGGTTGATTACATCTACCTTGACACTGATGAACGCCGTCGCTTCGCTCAACTCAGCCATGAGTATCTCATTGAACAACTCCAATGGACCGGCGATGAATCCATCACCTTCAGTCAAACTGCAACCACTCAATACCGCTACAAGATGAACTTCAATCACCCAACCAAGGAAATCGTCTGGGTATTCCAACGTGATGCAGCAGTTGGTCTTGCTAACTCTAACAACTGGATCAACTTCGCATCTGAAGGCCCAGCTAAACCAGTTCCCGATGCATACACATACAACTGGGGTAACCTCAACACCGTTGATGAATCCCAAGGTACCAACATTCAACTCAATGGCCAAGATCGCTTCTACGCACGCGAGGGTTCTTACTTCAGCCTGGTTCAACCATACCAACATCACGAAAACACCGGTGGCAACCCCGGCATTAACGTGTATTCTTTCGCACTGAAGCCCGAGGAACATCAACCATCTGGTACCCTCAACTTCTCTCGCATTGACACTGCCTACCTGAACCTCAAATTAGCACCCATGTATGGAGGACCCAACTCCGTTGTCACCGGCAAGATCAAGGTATTCGCAGTCAATTACAACGTACTCCGCATCATGTCTGGTATGGGCGGATTAGCTTACAGTAACTGATCTAAATATTTATTTTCAAATCATATGCAAAACCTACTTAAAATTACAAAAATCATTTTTAAAAAATATTCAAAATTTTATTGAATCTTTTATATTCAATATTTATAAAAATAAAATGCTCCTGGTGAGGATCGAACTCACGACTTCTGGTACATAAGACCAACACTCTAACCAGCTGAGTTACAGGAGCATGTTTTGTGCATAATTGCACATATTCATTATGTCGTCATATCTTTAAATCATTTCCATATTAGCTAATTTTTCTTTAAGAATATATTCGTCTATGCTCATTATAATATACCCAATACTTCCATCTTTATTAACCTGGGGTATTGAAATATAACTGAGGAGTGCCATTTATATATAGCTTCATAGAATTTTCTTAAATATCTTGTAGATGGCAAAGCAAACTAAAAAATCCCAGAAAGAGCGGGGTGGCGACGCTCTTGCAAGTGCCTATGATGCGACAGCAACATTTGGACGTATTATGTCTTATTTTCAATTAATTGGTGGCATAATATTCGGACTTATATTCATAGTTGTAGGTATTGTAATACTCCGTAAGCCACCTCTAAAAGGTTCTGGACAAGCAAAAGTAACAGCTGTAAGTTGCAGTGGTACAGATAACAATAACTGTAACGCAACGATTCAATTTGTTGGAGCAGATGGTAAGCAATATACGTCACCTATCCAAGGTCCATATTCTGTTGGGCAAAGTGTAAATATTTCTTATGATCCAAATGCACCATCACAAACAGCTACATCCAATAGTGTATCAAATAAAAGTGCTGGTATAATTTTCTTAGTAATTGGTATTCTTATATTTATCGGCGCAATCGTATGGTTTTATATTGTACAAAAATATAAAGCAGCTGCAGCATTGAGTGGTGTTGGTAATGCTGCAGGTATAGCAAATAATATCTTCAATAATTAAAAATTGAAATATATTTAAGCATAGTTATGTATCATAATAGAAATGACAACTAGACTAGCATCATTTTTTTCAAGATTACCTGTACGTAAGTATTTAAATAATACATTATTCAGATCACGTTCAGCTCATATATTTTCACCCATTACAAAATGGTTGCCTTTTCATTCCGACCATCTTAAAAGTCAAGAATATCAACTACCTGAATATGAATATGAATATGAAAATAACTCTCCAATATTTGATATTGTATATCCGATAAAAATAAGATTTGCAGACTCAATGTATCGTGTAATTATTCATGATAATGGTTTAGAATATATGTTCACTCCAGAGAGATATATTAGAATGGCAATACCCACTATTAAAAAAGAATTTGCACAACAAATAATTCAAAATGTTCGCATATATAAGCACGCAATTGTTATAACAGCGCCATTAAATGATGCACAATTTTATATGAAAAAATTACAAAGATATAGTTTTACAGTCACACTGATTGAGGCTTAACACGGGGTAACATAAGAGTTCCATATAAATTGACAGTTATTAATTGTGGATCAATTGTTGTAAAATCAATACGTAAATTTGAAATTTTACCATTGGGATATTTAGCAAGTAGTACTTGTTCTATTTTTACTAATGCAGTATTTCTTACTTCATCAAAACGTGTGTTATCAAAACCAGCCTTACCAAATATATTTAAAAATCCTGTAGCAGCACCACGAAGAAAACCAATTGCTACGGATTCGCATACATGAATAACGCCAGTTTCAACAAAATTTGTGTCAGTATTTGTTTGGGTTGATATTTTGTCACTTTGGTAAATATGCGTATTTATAATTCCACCGCCTTTATTTTTTCGAGCCATTCTATATTATAGAAATATTTTGATTAATCAACCCGCTTACGAACATTGATTTGTGGCGCACTCGAATGTTTTAGAAGGAGGATTATATGTATATAAAAATCCTTTATAAGGTGCATTCTTATGTAAAATATAATGAGAATCGCCGTTTATAATATTCCCCATCTCAGTAAGAGAATTATAAATTTCAATAATTTCGTTTGTTTTTGGATCAATTTTATATACTTTTTTACGTTTTGTTTCACTTTGACTAGAATGGCACATCTCAATATCTGGGTTACTTTTGATAGTTATACCATAAAATCCACCGGATTCTTTTTTCCCA